TAGATGGAGGTTCTCCTAATGCGGTAGACGGCAGCCAGATTAGTGCGGGCAGTGCCCGCAGGTACATAGCGGTTGATGCGACGAATTGGTATACCGCTACCGCCACTGGGGCGGTAACTTCCGTGAGCGGTAGCACTGGTGCTGTGGTCGATGGAGACATAGACCACGATAGCCTTGCCAATTTCGCGGCTAGTGAACACTACACACAAGCGAACATCACCACGATTGGGACAGTTACGTCTGGAACAATTAGCACGGGTGCGGTAATCGCTGATGCAACGATGACGCTAGGCTCAGATGCTGATGGCGATATGTATTATCGTGCATCGGATGTATTGACAAGATTGGCGAAGGGAAGTGACAACGACACGCTGATGATGAACGGCAACGTGCCGAATTGGGAAGCGGTGGCCGCGGCTAGTGGTAAAATTGGGAAGGTCTCCGTGAGCGCCGTCTACAGCACGCGTGATACAACCACCAGCAGCTCGTTTGTAGATATGGGCGGGCCAGCTGCCACCGCCATTACGCCGTCGGCGGATAGCTCGAAAATACTCATAATGATGAACTGCGCCGGACTGCAGGCGGCCGCGAATGAGGCGGGCATCGATTTTAAACGCGCAATTGCGGAAGGCGCAACAACGAGTAATATCTCCGGCGCGACATACGGCGTCGTGCTGAACACCGGTGCGGGTGAAAAGACGCCGCTGGCGATTTTCGTGGACAGCCCAAACACAACGGCCGCGACTACATATACGCCGCAATGGCGAAATCAAGACGGCAGCACGACCATATATTGTCACAACACAACAACAGCGAGCATAATGGTGTTAATGGAGATTTTAGCATGACAAACACAGCGGAAGTAATTGCCGTCCTGCGGCCGGGCGCGTCGGCCAGCGTGCATGGGCTAGGGTCGGAGAGCGAAACGATTATCTGGCACGACACCGTGCAGACCGAGCCAACGCGGGCTGAGATTGACGCAAAGCGCGCCGAACTCGATGCCGCGCAGCCGTGGATTGATGCGCGCACTGAGCGCGACCAGCTGCTGCGCGATAGCGACTGGACAGCAGTCACGGACACCGCCCTCAGCGAGGCAGACCAGACCGACTGGGAGGACTACCGGCAGGCACTCAGAGACATCCCGCAGACATACGATGACGCGGATGATGTAGTGTGGCCTGACGCACCCGCATGACCGTCATCCACGGCGTGGCCGGTTTCGTGCTGCTGTTCGGCCTGTTCGTCATCCTGCCCGGGCGCTTGCGGCGGTGAACGTCAGCGGAGGAGTAGTGGCGTACAAGAAGAAGGATAAGAAGAAGAAGTGAGCAGGTCTGCCGAGAACGCCGCGTCCTTTATGGATGCGGTGATTGCCCTTGTGGGTCTAGCCTTGGTAGGTGTGGCGGCATGGAACTTTTATCGGATACAGTCATTGCCTGCGGAAATGGAACTCAACAAGGCACACCTCTGTTGGACGATGGAAACAATGTTCGGGCCACCAGATGGGGGGCAAACTCGGGAAGAAGCATGCGACGTTTTGCGAGAGCAGATACAGGAATACTGGAACAGGTAGAGGAAAAAGCATCATGGCAATAGAGTACGTTCCAGACGACGAACACGGGGAGGTTTTGAAATGTGGCAGGATTGGGGCTCATATTAGACAGCTGAATGATGACTATACCGAACTCACTAGGAGCTATGTGGCAATCAAGGTTGAGATGGCTTCAATGAGAACGGAAATCAAGTGGCTGAAAATGCTCATGGTTCCAATCGCAGTAGCAAGTTTAATTAGTGCATGGTCGGTGGTTGCTGGTTAACCTGCTCATATGGTCACTGACCACGCAATTGAATTTATCAAGAGGTGGGAGGGGTTCGCCCCGAAAGCATACTGGGATTATCACCAGTGGTCAATCGGATATGGAAGCCCTAGCCATGAAGGCGAAACCATCACAGAGGATGTGGCCGCAAGACGACTACGAAGCCACCTCCGCAGTTACGCCACAAGCCTCGCCGGGCAGCTTACCCGAGACCCCACCCCCGAACAAAGCACTGCCTTACTATCAGCTTCTTACAACCTCGGTCTGCGGGGTACTCAAAACGTCGTGGAGCTTTTCAATTCAGGTGATATTGAAGGGGCTGCGCATCTTCTGAGGCGTATGGACCATGCCGGGGGCAAGAGGTTGGATGCGCTCACTCGCCGACGTGAGGCCGAGGCACGATTACTGGAGGTGGTGGCAATGAGGGGTGCACCACGCACACAGTTCGCCCGTGTTTACCACCTGCTTGACTCGAGCTCCAGTATAGGTGAGTTCGCCAACGTAGCCCGAGGGGCGTACGAGGACAGGTCAACGATTGGCTTCTCCTACGACGACGCCGGGCTGGGCGACTTAGATAGCCGTATAGTTATACTACATGGTGTACACAAGGGCGCAGAGGAGTGGTTTGGACAGCATTACCCCGGAGTTAAGGTAGTAAGAGAGCATAACCCTGCTCCCGTCCCGTACAAGCCGTCTGGGGGCGTCACGGGGGGTGTTCTGTGTGGATTGCACGGTAGTGCAGATTCTTGTTGGGGGCACAGCGTAGCTGTCCTACCGCACATAGTTGAGATGATAAAGGCGGGGCGCATCGAAGCATACAAGTCTCTGAGTAATGAGTCGGCAGATAGTGTGGATGTATTGAAGGCTATCAACCCGGACATGTTCTTCATGGTCCGCATGATGTCCAAAATGGGGCCGGGCTCCACCGTGGCACAGTTCGTGCACGATGTAGGGCAAGATGTCCAAAAGTGGTATGATAAAGGCGTGATGCACTACGAGATACACAATGAGCCTAATCTAAAAATAGAAGGATGCCAGCCTAACGGCCCTTGGTGTGACGGCGAGGGCTTCTCGCGGTTCTGGCTAGAGGTTCGTGACCACTTTCTAGGCCGTATGCCGGGAGCTCTCTTCGGATGGCCGGGACTAAGCCCCGGGCCAGCGATAGACGACTTCAGGTACGACGCCATGCAGTTCTTCAATCAGGCGCGGGACGCCGTGAACGAAGCGGATTTCCTCTGTTGTCATTCTTATTGGCAGCACGAGGCTGATATATATAACGTGGGCGGGGGCCAGAGTTGGAGACTATACCCGCAAGGCGGGGTTCCTATATTTATTACCGAGTATTCTAACCCAAGCAAAGCTGGGAAAATTGATAAAGCACAACAGTACGTGAAGTTCTTAGACACTTTAGAGGGGGTCCATAGCGCGTATTCGTTTGTAGCAGATGCCTCATCTTCGTTCGATGACGAGACATGGACGGGCGAGATGGCGCAGATTGTAGGTGAGCGGGATGGAAAAACAGCTTGAGCGCATCGTTAGGCATATACAAGTCTTGAATCATTCTTCAGAGCGGATGACTTCCGAACTGAGTCTCGTGACGAGCCGTGTCTCTAGTATTGAGGCGCACCTGTCGTGGGTGGTCAAATTAGTAATACTAATAGCCACAGGGGTTATCGCTCTGGTATTCAAGGTCTTCTCCAGCTAACGTACTCTATGCCAAACCTACCACAACTTGAGGACGGGAAGTCTCCCGGATGTTACACGGTCCGTATGTCCTTTACATCCAACTGGGAGCAGCAGTTCCTGCTCATCAGCGACGTGCACTTCGATGCGATGGGGTGCAACCGGGATTTATTCCGCAAGCATCTGGAGCAGGCCAAGGAACGCAATGCGCCTGTATTTATATTCGGTGACCTCCTCGATTTAATGCAAGGAAAACAGGACCCGCGGGGTTCCAAGCACCAGCTGAGACCGGAGTACGCAGGAAGCGACGACTATCTGGGCCGGGTATGCGAGGACGCCGCGAACTTCTTAGAACCCTACGCCGAGAACATAGCCCTCATTGGGACTGGGAACCACGAGTTCGAGTACAGGCGCAGGCACGAGATTGACCCATTGACCATCGTGGCCATGCACCTGCAGAACAAGACCGGGCACAGGCCCATAGTAGCGCCCTACACAGGCTGGATACAATTCAAGCTCAAGTATGCAGGCGGAGCACAACGTCAGGGGATAAATTGCAAGTTCCATCATGGCGTAGGAGGTAACTCGCCGGTGACCCGCGGAGCCATCCAGAGCAACCGCTCGGCAGTCATGTGGCCGGGGGCAAACATTATTATTCGGGGGCACATACACCACCGTTTCCAGATGTCGATGCCGGTCGAGCTCATCACTAATCAAGGACGACTTATTACTGACCAAGAGCGGGTGTACTTGCAGTCGGGGTGTTATGTCTCTGATGTGCAGGACCCCGACAGCTGGTCGTCACGTAGAGGTTTTGGGGCCCCGGCTATGGGCGGCTTCTTCCTCCGGCTGTACTGCGACAAGATGGTCGGGGCCAAGGGGAGCAACGTCCGCTATCAGGCTATTCCTACAGATTAGGTGTGTTTCGTAGTCGCACCTTAACTTCGTTTATCTCATCCTACTTACTATTGCCTGCCAATCTCTT